TTATGCCAAATATTAGCAGCTTCGTGATCATCTCTGCGAACCGCCCAAATTAATTCGGTAACTGGATTTGTAATATCTAAATCAAATGTATATTCCAGGTCCGAATTTAGAGGAGTCACAGTTTCTTCTCTATATTGATTTTGATGTATTAAGTATTGATGTTCTACTAATGCGAATCTTTTTCTTTCATCTCTATCCAAAAATATATATTCTATTTCTAAATTTGGATTAATATCATAATTATTAACAGATGTGCTCGAATCGTGACTAGTGTAATATCCAATATTATGATCTGCTTCTGACGATAACGGTCTTTTACGATTTGTATCTACAATCGTATATAATTCTTCTAATGGTCTTAGATTAAATTCCATTCTTATTTTTTGAATATTTTGTAATGCGATTAAAGGTAAAGCAGTTGAATAAGATTCATTGAAAAAGAATTTGAGAGGAACAAATATCTTTTTAGAACGGATTGATGGAACTGTAGATGTTGAAGTTGGATAGGAAGATATATCTGGTATTGATTCTGGGTCATAAATTTCTACAACATTACCAATCATTTTATTATATCCATCCTTTTGAGAACCAGATAATGTTAATTCACTCCAAATGTGTAACCATTCCCCATATAATTTATCAACTTGATAACCGCCAATATGTAATGTAACACTTTTAATTATCATTTCACCAATTCTTTCAATCCATCTAAAATTACGTCCACTTGTATTAGTATGATTACTATAAATTGCTGGTAAAGTGAATGTGAAAAATACATCTTTTACTAAATCTCCATCTCTTGGTATATCAAATGTAAATGTAATATCGTCTGACATTTGTAAATTTTTATTTTCTACAGTTGGTGCAACTTCAATCATTTCTGTAGAATAATTTGTATATCTACGATAAACACTTTTAAAAAATGATATTTCTGGTTTTCCAGTTAAATATAAATCTTGCGCTCCATAAGTTGTTAATTGTATTAATCCCCCTGGCATTATGATTTATTTATTTATTTTATTTATTTCCTTTTATAATATTTTGATTATAAGATTCTATTATAATATTTTGATTATAAGATTCTATTATAATATCTAATGATTTTGTTTTATTATAAATAAACTTCAAGAAATTATTAATAATAATAAACATATTTTGTAGATGGTTTATATTTTTTACTTATCTTGAATTGATTAAACACTTTGTCTCCCAAAACTTTAATAGGAATCGCATTATTACATTCTTTAGCAATTTTAACATAAACATCAAATTCATTCGGTTCATCAGCAACAGTTCCTCCACTTTTTGTTTTCATCCATTTATTAACTAAATTTTTAATAACCGGTTTATCATCCAATCTTTCTATAATAGTTGTTCCTAATCTTGCTAAATCAAAACTATAATTACTTTTAAATTTATGAAGATTATAATCATACTGTCCTTCAGCATCTCCATCTTTATAAAATACATCACTTAAATACCACTTACCGTCTATATTAAATGTTCCTCTCGCGAAATCAATAATTTTAGTAATTTTATTATATGTTGGAATTTTATAGATAGAATTACCAATTTGATAATATAAATAATTTTCTTTTGTGCTACGAAACATAATATTATCAGAATGAATATCATTATGGGTAAATTTAAATTCTTTTTGAGCAACTGCTAATCCAAATGATACCTGAAATAAGATTGAAGCCCATTCTGTTTCTGACATATTATAATCACTGTCTAATAATTCATCTAATGTTAATTCAAGTTTTTCCATCATACTAACTTGAACTGGAAACTTTTCCATTCTAACAAAATAATTTTTACCATTTCCTTGATAACTATCTTCAGAAGACAATGTATTACACCCATTTTTATATGAATTTTTACCAAGTAATCTTTTAACTTTTTTAAACTCCTTATAACCTGAATTATTACTGTTATCGCTGTTATTACTGTTATCGCTGTTATCACTTATTTCTGAATTTGTTTCCCAATCGCATGAATCACCCGAATTACTTGAATCACCTGAATCACCGGGATTACTTGAATCATCTAAATCACTTGAATCACTTGAATCACTTGAATCATTTCTAATAATTTTAGATTTTTTTAATTTATTTACTTTTTCATCGTCATCTTCATTGATATCACTTAAATATAAAGAACTTTGTGAATCTGATAACTTCTTTGTAATGAATGAAGAAGGTTTATTAGGTTTATCTAATATATTATCATTATTATCATTATTATCATTATTATCTAATTCAATAAAATTTGATAAGGAATTATTTTTATTATTAACTTTATTAACACCTGTTTTTATATCATCATCTATATCATCTATATCATCTATATCATCTATATCATCTATATCATCTATATCATCATTGTCATCATCCATAGTTATTATATTAAAAACTTTATCTTTTTGTTCTAAGAATCTTCTATCAGTTGATAATTCGTGATATTCTTCACTAATATCGTGAAAATATTCATCTTTAATTCCATTTACAGAACCGTAAAAATATGGAAATGTAGGACATCTTCCACATTCAACTAATCTATTCAGTAAATACATCGCAAAAGTTTCAATATATGTTGTATTATAATATGAATTAATCTTATTTATTGTTTTAACATTATATAGATTAGGTAATAACCAGGTAGATGGACTATTTATTTTAGAATCTGTATTATCATTTTGGTAAAAATTAATTGGTTTCAAATCAGAATCTAAATCAATATCATTCATATCTTCAATATTAGATTCTTCAATATTAGATTCTTCAATATTAGATTCTTCAATATTAGATTCTTCAATATTAGATTCTTCAATATCTATTTCATTATCATTTTTAATAACACTTTTTGCTAAATTGGTATAACTGTTAATAATTAATTTAATTGGGTCTATTAATGGCGCAATTTTAATAACTGTTTTGTCATTATATTCAGAATATTCAGACTTTTTATTTTTCTTTTTATTTTTCTTTTTATTTTTCTTCTTTAAAGTGCAATTAGTTTGAATACAATTCGCAACATCAACTTCATCATTTGTTTCTTTATCAGTTGATTCTTCATCAATTGTTTCTTTATTAAATATTTTAATACATTGATATTTTGTTTCAAATAAATAATTTTTTAAATTTTTTTGATAATTATCAATAAATATATATTTATTCATAATTGGATAATATGTTTGACAATCTCTTAATCCTATAACATCTTCCAATGATTGATAAAAAGGTTTAATCAAAGAAGTTTTATATTTACGAATTGAAACAGAACTTGAAACATTTTTACTGTTCTCTTTTTTATTATCAGATTTAGTCTTTATATTTTCCATTATCTCTAATTATATAACATTATCAGTATTTTAAATTTTATTAAACGTATTTTATTATTTTGTTAATTATTATTTTAATCTTTGTTTTTTTCTATAAATATATTTCTGTTATTATAATAAACAATATCATTATACTTTAATTATAATTCGTATAATTCGTATAAAAATAAATAAAATAAAAAATAATAATAGTTAATAATAATAGTTAATAATAATAGTTAATAATAATAATAATAATAAATCTTTAAAATGAGCGATAATAGACTTAATTATGACAAAACCGAAAAAGTTTTAAAGCAGGAACGTAATTGTATTAATCCTGACAAAAGTAAAAAACTTAATCTTCACTATCAGACAAATATGGTTAGTGACCCTTGCTTCCTTGATGTTCGCACACACCAGAGTATTGGACCAGGTAATTATATGGTAAATAACCATTATCATTGTGAAACTTTAATTCCTGATGTTGTTAAAACCGCTACAAATCTTCCAGCGGTTACCTTCAAAAATGGACACGATGTAGGTGCTAATGTTGTCGATGAATCCAGCAATTTACGTATTGGTAAAACCCGTAAATATCCCAAATGCCCCAATCAACTTTTTGCTCGTCCTTATGGTAGTGTTCCATATATGGGTCGTGGTATCGGAGACCCCAATACTGAACTTGAAATCCTTACAGGTGAAGCAACAAATGTTCGCCGTCAGTGTAATGTTCTCAGTGGTGTTAGCATTCCACATCAATTTACTCCTTTAATTGACCATTTAAGTGAAAACGTTCAGAACCCAATCCATCTTGTCGAAGAAGCAGCAGAACCCGGTTGGATTCGTGGAGGTAATCCATCAAGACTTGTTGTCCGTGATGCTGATTATGCTGCTCGTTGTGGTCACGCTTATATGGACAAGGTTCACGCTGGTGAAGCATGGGAAGACAAACATCTTGATTTTTAATTTAATTTAATTTAATTTAATTTAATTTAATTTAATTTAATTTAATTTAATTTAATACATATTACACTTTTACTTTTTCATTTAATATAAATATTAAATCTAAAATAATATTAAATCTAAAATAATATTAAATCTAAAATAATATTAAATCTAATAATAAATGGCAGCAGCAGCAGCAGTGGAACCAGTTAATGGGACTTTTGAAAAAACAATTGATTTGAGTCGTTATTTTGGAGAAGAACACCAGGATGATAATAAAATAGTTATAAAATTCGATAAATCATCTGAATCTACAACAAATATTTTTACAGAAGAAACATTAAAAAATAAAAAATTAAAAAGTAAAATTAAAACCTATTTAGAAGAAAACAATAATAAAATTAGAGATATAATAAAGCAAAGATTATTAAGTTCATTTCAAATTACATTTTTAGAAAAAATATTATTAGAATTTGGATTAAATAATGAAGTTTGTAAATATTTAAAAATTGTATCAGATACTGAAGAACAACCAAATATTGAAAATCGATTTTATAATGCTAAAACAAAAAAATTAAATATACAGAGTAAAAATAATAATACTAATCCCACCAATAATACTAATCCCACCAATAATACTAATCTCAACAATAATACTAATAATACTCTTTATAAATTGATTGATATTGATAATTATAAACTTGATTCTACTGGAACAGAAATTGTAAATTGTATAAAAAATAAAAAAATATTTATTGGATATTTATCTTTATATAGAAGTAGTATCCCAGAAAAAATAGGTTTTGGATGTGATCACGTTAATAGTATAATAATTGATTTTAAAAATCAGAGAATGATTGTTTTTGAACCAAAAGGAAATGCGCCAACCCCTCATATTAAACGAATATCTCAAAAAATAATTAAACAGTTAATGAAAAGTAAATTACAAGATAGTAAATATATAAATATTATTGACAAATTGAAGTATTTTTCAACAAAAAGTGAAGGTTTTCTTGGATTTTTTCCAACAAATTGCCCTCAAGGTTCTTGTTTCGATACTGATTGCCAAACATATGGGTTGTATGGAAATTTATTATATTTAATTAATAGAAATTCTATTAAAAATAATAAAGATCTTGAAGATTTATTTAGCATAGAATATATGAATACTAATTATGTAAATTTATTATTAATGGTTGTATTAGATTTAGCGTGTAAAGATGAACATATTACTTCGTTAATACCTGGACTGGATAGTATTTGTAACCATGGTTCTTCAGGACAAATTGTTCCATATAATAATAATTTTGATTTTAATAGTAATAGTAATAATAATAATAATAAACGTAAAGGTAAAGGTAAAAAGGTTGATAGTGGGAAAAAATCTACATTAAAGAAAAAATCTATATTAAAGAAAAAATCTAAAAAAGTTTCTATAAATAATAAAGCGCCAGATAGTCAAGAAACATATCATCGTGATAATTATAATAGAAGTTATGGAAATCGTGAAAAAGCGCTTTTTTTAGAAAAAAAACCAACAAGTGCGTCTATTAATAGATATATAAAAAATTTTAATATAAAAATTATAAACAATAATAAAAAATTAAAAAACCTTAAAATTTCTGATTCATTATATAAAACATTAGAGGCAGAAAATGAAAAACTTGAAAAACAAATTAATGATTATCAGAAAGTATTAGATAAAAATATTAAAAA